TATTAACAGCAAACATAAACAGATCAATCAATGCTGCAGGACCACTGGCTCTACCACCGAAAGTCTTTAGCCTTGCACCTGCAGGACGAACCCTACTTACATCCCACTTAGGAATTTCACCAGCCCATAGGAGTGCCAACACTTGTCTCAACCCTTTAGCCCAACCTTCCTTGCTGTCCTTAATGACAACAGTAGTGTCGCTATCAAAGAGGGGAGGTACATCAGGGAGCTTACTGATGAACTGACGCTCAACACTGAAACCAACCCCCGTACCACAGAGCAAGATGAACATAGCCTCATCGAAGGACTTAGGGTCATCTACGGGTAGGTAGCTACAGTTATACATGCATGTGTTGTCACGCTCTGCTGCCTTACCTGCAGTCATCATAGACCTCATGGATGGCATGACCTGTAGGGACAGTAAGTGGTGACGTATCAAGTCTACTTCAGCTATAGCACCTGCAATTAAAGGCTTGACAATGTTATCAATGTAGCGTTCAACTGTTTCACTCCATGTCTCACGTCTACCTTCATCATCTAGCCATCGTGCGTATCTGCTAGTCGCAATGAATGTCTGGTAGTCCGTTGGTAAATAGTTATTCATCTGTCGTAATCCTCATCTTTGTAATAGTAATACCATCTATATCATATATGTAGGCATACAAGGCTTCATTTAACTCTTGCTCTACACTCCCGTCAACTGGTACAGGGTAATCGTCTTCATCAATTTCTAGGGATATAAGAACTCTAGCGATCATCACGCTCTAGCTCTACAATTAATCGCTCTATATACCACTGAGCTTTCCTTAAATCCTCTACACCATTCTTGTAAGGCCACCGCCAGATATACTTGAAGGCATTCTGCCAGCAGTAGGCATGGTGTGGTTCTACGTATGATCCCTCTGACATAGCTTTCATTGCATCAATGCATTCAATGCCACCAGTATTATACTGTGGTGGATTGTTGACTACATCTTCATCTTCATCAATAGCTGGTTCTAGTACCCATTTAGCCATTATGCGTTACCTCTTGTCTTAGTGTTTATGGTTAGGACATTGCCTTCTGATGTGTATCTAGGCTGATCATTGTCAGCTTCATTTTCAGGCAAGTCTTCATCTAGTCTGTTCAGTACGTAGTCATGCAGTGCATCCCTAACGTATTCATCTTCTTCTATGACAGGTATAACAGAACAGATCATACTGCACAAGTGGGAAAGATATGCAAAGTCTTCATCATTCAAGGGATTATCAGCAGAAGAAATCAATCCAACTTGTACATCTCCATCCCAATTACCATCTTCGTGAAACGGTGTGATGCGTATCACAAAGTCTTCTTCTTTTAGATCAGCTAAAATATCAGCAACTTTCATTTACTTCCTCACTATCTTTGGATGTGGGTAGGCAACAAATATTAGGCCAGATGCCTTACCCTTTTCTTTTAGCCATGCCAGAGGTACTATCCTGTCGTAACAATCAAACCCATATCTGCCACACCATGTTTCATATGTACTCTTAGCACCCTTATTTAGCTTCTGTCTACCGTTTGTAAACACAAAACGTATATCAAGTTTAGGGTGTTGCTTTTTTATCGCAAGATGCTTTCGCCTATCGTCTGCTGTGAACCTACCCTTTGATTCAATTATGATTCCATTAGGTAGTATAAAGTCTGGTGTATATGTGCGGTAGGTTAAGTCCTCCCACTCAATCTTCATTGATTCATACTGTGCATCAACACCTTGGTCTTTAAGATACTGAGCTAAAGAAACCTCTAGCCCACTTCTGTATCCTGCTTTTCTTGCTGCACGAAAGCCCTTACCATTCATTTGACTAAAAGTCTCCAACCTTTAAGGTTGAGTAGTCACCCCAACCTGTATCATATTCACCTGTTAAGTTTGCCTCTGCAATTTCAACCAGTGTTTCCTTTACTGTCTCTAAAGATTTCATCATCAACTCAGGCGATACCTTATGCAAGTGTGCAATGTAAGGTGAAGTCTTTTCTATAGCTATGAAGCTGAACTCCTTAGCCTCTAGGCCAGCCAGTTTACAAGTATACAAATAGAAAGCAGCTTGTATATGATAAGCGTACTTGCCCACTTGTTCTGCGAAACCCTTTGGCGAAGCGTCGATAGTAGTTTTAATATCAAAAATCTGCCCTGTCTCTGGTATGTATAGGTCTGGTCTTGTCTTTAGGTTTAGTCCACTGTAAGGATCATTAGTAAAGATACTGGCCTCACAAACTCTACGTTCATCTGTTAGTATACTATTACATACCTCATTGTCAAGTGCTGATCTACACATCTTATTGTGTACGTGATACTCAACCTCTGTTAGAACAACTTCATCATCCTTCTTGTTGGCATACATGTCCTTGTACATCTTGGATACCCTAGTCTTTGGGCCTTTGAATACAAGATCACGATCAGGTTCTAGTAACGTAGCATGTACTGCACTTCCCAATGCAAATGCTGGGCTATCCCCTAACGGTTTCTGTGCCATGTAGTGCGCAAGCGATTGCTTGCACACCGTTTTAATGGCAGATGAAGAGTACCCTACTTGTTTGTGATACTCAGCATTTGACATGTCATAGACAATGCCGTTGTGTGGCATGTCCATTACACAAAGTCCTCATTAATGTCTACCAAGTCCTCAACTATAGCATCAGGTATACTATCTGCACTGTCGTATGACATCTTATCAGACCACTCATTGAGAATGTACTGGTTGTAGTTTGCAACCCATGCAGTGAAGTCATTGAACACACCTATAGTATCATTGTCCATGTCTAAGGTAGTCATTAAGTCAAGGGATACCACTGGCAGATAGAAACAACTACCATTGGGTAGATCACGTTTCTCTGTAGTACACTTGACGTAGTGCTGTGGGGGTAGACGCTGCATCTTACCTAGCTTGGTAAAGATAATGCCAATAGTCTTGAAGGCATCACGGTTCTCAACCTCATAGATGAATGGTGTAGTGTCCACATCTACAGGATTACCTGTAGCATCTGTGGGATTAACCATGTCCACTGTGCCAAAGACAGCACGAACACGCTTGATAGACTTGATCAAATCCTTCATTGTGTCAGGCAGACTGTTGAAGTCTTCAATCCAACCAGACGGTTTACCACAGTTGAAGCCACCGTCATTGTCCTTCATGTCTGAGTTAAGGTTATCTCCCATAACAGTCTTGACATAACGGTTAGGCGTACTGTCGTTACCCATGACGAATTTCTTGTACATGAAACGCTGCATAAACGGCCTAATTGAAACTTCCTCTGCATAGTATGTAGGCCCATCAGGTATCTCCAACTTATATGTGCCGCCCTCTACTACCTCAACATTTACCTGCTTACCTTTTACCTCTGCCTGTCCCATCACTGGGGTATGGTTAATGCGAAGACGAGCAAGTGCGCTGGTCTTTTTATCATTCGTAGATTGGCTCATGCCCATTGCTTTAGCCATTGCTGCGTAGTTAGTTGTATCTATTGTCGCTACTTGTGTCATGTGTATTTTTCTCCTTAACACTGATTCAATTTTGTAGTTATATCATGCTACATCTTTTGTGTCAAGCCAATTCGGTCCTATCTTTGCCTCTAATAGTAAAGGAATATTGAAATCTATGTTCCATTTCCTATTGACAATAGAGATTAGCTTGTCATTAGTCTTGTCTATTATCTTTAGTACCTTGTTTGTCTCATCAGGATGTATGTCCAACACCACACTGTCATGTACGCTGTTGACTATGCAACTCTGCATCTTGTTTGCCTCCAACATCTTGTCAATGTATATGAGACATATAGGTACGATGTCTGCCGTTGCAAATGATTGCACTGGATAGTTTTTTATCAGTGTAAAATATGACACACCTCCATGCTTGTTACGTACCGCATCGGGGAATGAGAATGATCTACCTGATGGTGTAGTAATACAACCAGTAGCCATCACCTCGTCTGCTAGTTTCTTATGCCATGCAGCAATACCTTTGTACTTGTCCATGAACTTAGTGTAGTATGCTGCCTCTGGTGGTGTGCGCCCATATCCTGTGGCCCCGAACAGGGGTGCGAAGGTGTGTT